GAAGTGTAAGGCGCTCAATGCTTTAGACGCGATGGCGGAAACTGCGAGCAAGAATGAGTATCTCGAAAAACAACCGGCCAATGAACTGGCCGTCCTCTACGGTGTTATGGCAGACAAGGTTGTTCGCATTCTCGAAGCGCACACAACTGTCTTCACCGAAAGCGCGACTGCTTCCGCATCAGACGCCGCCTGAAGGTGACTGGCTGCGGTGGGTGCTTCTGTCAGGTCGTGGCGGTGGCAAGACATTCGCGGCTGCACACTTCGTTGACGACTACGCGCGCGTAAATGCCGGTCATCGCATCGCAATCATTGCCCCAACGCTCGGTGACGCGCGCAAGACTTGCGTTGAAGGCGTCACTGGAATTCTCAGTTTCAATCGCAATGTGAAATTCAATCGAAGCTGGGGTGAGCTGCGCTGGCCGAATGGCGCACAGGCCACACTCTTTGGAGCGCACACGCCTGATGATGCTGAACGATTGCGCGGACCGCAGCATCACCTGGTGTGGTTCGAAGAGATGGCAGCAGCGCGTCAGCTTGATGATTCGTGGACGAACATGCGATTGGGGCTGAGGCTAGGTGAACGACCGCGCGTGATTATTTCGACGACACCGAAGCCGCGCGCATTGCTGAAGCGATTGCTTGCAGATGCTGGCACGGTTGTCACGCGCGCAACGACTGCTGACAATCCGTACCTGCACGAGTCGGTACGCACTGAGCTGTATCGGCTGTATGAAGGCACGCGCGTCGGGCGGCAGGAACTAGGCGCAGAGATCCTCGATGACAATCCGGAGGCGCTATGGTCGCGTGAACTCATCGAAGCGTCGCGAGTCACGAAGACGCCCGAGCTTGTGCGGATTGTCGTGAGCGTTGATCCAAGCGCGACAAGCGGCGGGAACGAATGCGGAATCACGGTGCAGGGAATTGACGGCGATGGCGAAGGGCATTTGCTCGATGATGTGTCAATGCAGGGCTCGCCCAATGCGTGGGCAACGCAGGCTGTGACCGCGTATCACAAGTGGAAAGCTGATCGTTTGGTTGCTGAAACGAACCAGGGCGGCGAGATGGTCAGGCAAACGATCGCTTCAGTTGACGCGCATGTTTCCTATCGCGGAGTTCATGCTAGCCGTGGTAAGTTTACGCGGGCTGAACCTGTCAGCGCCTTTTACGAGCAGGGCCGCATACACCATGTCGGCTGCTTTCCTGAACTCGAAGATGAGATGTGTTCGTGGCAACCGGGCGGCGAATCGCCCAACAGACTCGATGCGATGGTACACGGATTCACAGATTTGATGATTTCGAAAAAGGTGATTGAGATTACCGTGGTGTGACTATGCCAAACCTAATCGACCGCGCACGCGCTGCACTCAAATCCTTCCGCTTCCCTGGTTACCCGCAATCAACCCAATCCTTCGGCGCGCAGGTATTCTGGCCTGAATGGCCATCGCAACTCAATGCAGTCTCACTGATGCCGCCAGATCTGACTACATCATCGTTGATCATGTCAGCAGTGAACTGGGCGGGCACTGTGTTTGCTGAGCCGATCGTGCAGGTGCTGAGGCAGGCAGAGCAGGATGAGTGGGTGCCGACGAAGAATCACCCGCTGCAACGCATCTGGGAGCAACCCAACCCTTACTACTCTGGCGCAGTGATGCTCAAGGCATTCGCGTATTACTGGCTCGTGAACGGCAATGTGTACCTGCTCAAGAAGCGTGACAAGGTTGGGAATTTGCGTGAACTGTGGCTGCTTGACTCTGATCAGGTCAACCCGCGCTGGCCGGTGGATGGCAGTGAGTTCATCAGCTACTACGAGATCAGAAGCGATGGAGTGCCGTACCAGGTTGCGAAAGGCGACATCATCCACTTCCGATATGGCCTCGATCCACGTAATCATCGCATCGGACTTGCACCCGTACGTGCGTTGCTAGATGAGGTCATGTCGGATGAGGCTGCGATCTACTACTCGAAGAATATTCTCGGCAAAGGCGGTATCCCGCCGTACTTCCTCTGGCCAAAAGCGAACTCCGATTCCATTTACACAATCGATCAGGCAAAGGTGAAAGAGGCGCTGATGTCGTCGACAAGCGGCGCGAATGCGGGCACGCCGGGAGTGTTCTCGGCGCCAATGGAAATCGGGCAGGTTGGGTTTACGCCACAGCAGATGTCGCTCAAGGAAACGCACGATACGCCGGAAGAGCGGTTGTGTGCGGTGCTTGGAATACCAGCGCTCGTGCTGGGCTTTGGCTTCGACGATCACGCGACGTATTCGAATTACAAGACGGCGCTGCAGGCTGCGTGGCAGACGTTTGTGATTCCGACGCTCAAGCTGTTTGCGACGCAGCTGACGCTGCAGCTATTGCCCGAATACACTTATCGTGCGGGCGAGTGGGTGCAGTTCGATACGAGCGAGATCTCGGCGCTCGAGGAGGACGAGAAGGGCGTTGCGGAACGCGAAGTGATGAAGTGGAGTGCGGGCCTTGTGACAAGAAACGAAGCGCGCGCGGCAATGGGGATGCAGCCGATCGACGGTGAGGGTGGGGATGAGATTAATACTCAGCCGATGAGTGGCGCAAGTTTCGGACAGTCGAAAGCGCTGGATGAGGTGAAGCAATTTGGCCGGCCATACTCGCCGGTGCAGAAAGATGAGGACGAGATCAGGGCGTGGTGGAAAGCCAATGCGCCGGAGGAAGCGCGCACGCTGCTTGATGCGGAGGTAGTCAACTAGTGCCTAAGTCTGCCTACACGTGGGATCCTGTTGCGCGCGTATTTCGAGATGCGAATGGTCGCATTGTCACGGCCAGGAAGCTGCAATCGTGGCAGGCGGCAATTGAGCGTGCACACAAGGCTGACATGATGGCGCATAGCGTGGCGCTTCTTGACTGGAAGCGAGAACACGATATTGCGCTCATTGGCGAGGCGCTCGAGATACCTAAGAGCGTTTCGAAGATCGTTGAGACTTTCGTCCCTGTGGATCTGCAGGAAGAAGTCATGCGCAAGGTGAAGGGCATTGGCTCGCTTGAGCCCCGTCAATGGCAGCGCGAGATGCAGCGCCTTATCCGAGTATCGCACGAGGCGATGGGAGTATTTGGCGCCGGCGGGTTCAAGCAGACCACAGCCGGCATATGGGCGAAGCTGGAATCGATTATTGCGCGTGAGACTGGCTACGAGGTGCGCATGGCAGCGCAGATGAACATGGGGCAGGTGAGTCCGGCTGAGCTGCTTGACAGGTCAGGTAAGTATGCCGAGCAGACGTATGGAACCTGGCAAAACTCAATCATTGTGCGTGAGCGAGGAGCAGGTACTGAGGAAGCCAGGCGATTCCTGGAGCCTGAAGCAGCTCACTGCCAGGACTGCTTTGATGCTGCGTCGCAAGGCTGGGTGCCGATCGAGGATGTCGTTCCTATTGGCGAGTCACAATGTGGGGCAAGGTGCCGCTGTACGATTGAAACCAGAAATGAACAACAATCACAGGCAGCTTGATGAGCCGTCTGAAACGATTCACTGCGATCAATGCGGAGCTTCGATCGCTTCGGCTACTGGGCGCTTTCTGCGTCCCGTTGTCGTACTTTGCTCCAACTGTCAGCGTGGCACGCGCTGGTATCCGGCTCCGAAGGGTATTGACAGCAGTTCGACAAAAGGCGTAAAAAGCAACCTGACCGAAAATTAAAGCAGCCCGTGTGGCAATTGACGAGATGAGCGCCGTCACTCCCGGAAGTTTCCGATGAGTGGCGGCGCTTTCGCTTTTTCAGGATAAAAGAGTGGACAAGCGAGTATTTGAGTGTCAGTTCAAGACGCTTGGTGATGCCGACTCACCCGGCACATTCGAAGGCATTGCTGCTGTCTTTGCCAATGTCGACCGCCAGAACGACATCATCCAGCCCGGCGCATTCCTCGAAACATTGAAGGACTTTCCGAAGCACGGCTTTCTCGCTAGTGCTCACGACTGGTCGGAGCCCGTTGGCACGATCGACGAAGCGCGCGAGACGGCTGAGGGCCTCTATGTCAAAGGCGAGTTCCACACAACGCTAAAGGCGCAATCACTGCGCAAATACGTGCGTGAACGCCTCGAGCGCGGCAAGTCGGTTGCCATGTCGATCGGGTTCAAGGCGACGGCGGACACATTCGACGAAGAGAAGGGCGTGCGAATGATCAAGGGGATTGAGCTCTACGAAGTCTCGATCGTGACTGTGCCGGCCAATGCGCGTGCGCATGTTGCGAGCGTGAAGGCTGTCGAACCTGATGAAGATCTCGAAACGCGACGCATTGAGATGCGCCGCATTCAACTCGAACGACTCGCCGCGGCGAGCGAACAAGGAGAACTCTGATGCCACTTGCAACAGACATTGGCAATCGGCTTGCCGCATTGCGCGAGGATTTTGTAAAAGCAACAGCGAATGAGAAGCCGAGTGCCGAGGACCTTGAGAAGGCGCAGAAGATGCACATCGATCTTGCGTCGATCGAAAAGGAGTATTCACGGGCACGCCAGCTTGACGAAGCTGCCGAGCAGACAAAGGCAGCCATTGAGGCTGACAAGAAGCAGGCCGAAGATGATTCGAAGGTCATCACGACCGTGCCTTTTGGCGGCAATGGCAACGGCAATGGTTCGAAGGATGGCGGCAGCTTTGATACCAAAGCGATGCAGAGCGATGCATTTCACAAATGGCTTGCATCACTTCAGC